TCTTTGAGTTCTTGGCTAGATCCGTAGTATTTGCGCCAGTCAGACTCTACTCGCGTTTTCACTTTACGCTTTCGAGTCTTAGTCACTGGCAGTGTTTTAGGTTTCCAAAAGAACTTCTTACCGATATACTTCATACCAGTATCAAGCTCTGTAATCAGATAGACGAACCCTTGATAGTCTTCGAGAAAACCGTCTTCGGGTTCAAATGTGGTGTCTTCATATAACCATTCCATGAACCTATGTATAGGTCTGGTAAGTTATTCATCATCGGATGCTATTTCCGATTCGACATCCGCACCACACATAGGACAATGTCTAGGCATTTCATCCTCGTATGGTACTCGCACTATAGTGTTTATGTCGCAAATCGGGCACTCGATGTTGTATTCGGTGTCCATCACGCTACCTCTAATTCTATATCCTCCCAACCGAAGTCTTCACCTTCCATACCTGCAACAGAGTATTCCGTTACACGTTTCTCAAAGAAGTTGTCGTGGGATGCTCCATTAAGCACCCAGTCTAACCACGGCAGTGGGTTTTTCTTTTGATTAAACAATGGCTTCATTCCTAACTGAAGCAGACGACGGTCAGCAATGTGACGTATATAGTCGCGGACTTCCTTCTTGGTTAGACCCTGAACCTCATTACCTTTAAATGCAAGTTGGATAAACTTCTCTTCCAACCTGACTGCGTTCTCAGCCATAGAATAAATCTTTGACTTGAGTTCGTCGTTCACGATGCGAGGATGTTCCTCACAGAACTCGCGAAACAACTTTGAGTTACCTTGTACGTGAATAGTCTCATCACGGATGGACCACTCGACGATTGTTGCCATACCCTTCATCTTTCCAAAACGTTGGAAGTTGAGCAGCATAACAAACGATGCGAAGACAGACATGCCTTCGTTAAACACCGACTGCGCTAACGCGAGAGCAAGTCCAGTGTGAGAGTTCGTTTCACCCTCTTTCATAAAATCGATCTTGTCTGCCATCTCCTTGTACTCTAGGAACTTGTGAAAGTCTTCGTCTGGCAGACCAAGTGTATCATTGAGAAGTGCGTATGCACGTTGGTGTACTGCTTCTCGTGCCGCAAACGATGACAACATGTTGCGGACTTCGTTGTTCTTGAACTTTGGTATCAACAGTTCGTGGTAGTTCTCCCCTACCTGTACATCCGACTGAGTAAATAATCTCAGTACGTGAGTAATAAATTCTTTCTCCGAATCTGTCAGCTTGGTTTTCCAATCTTGTACATCTTCTGACAGTTCTGCTTCATCTTCAATCCAGTGTATTTCCTCGTGTTTCTTTGATAGTTCAACCGCCCAAGGGTATTTGAACGGCTTATATGTTTCAGATGTTTTTAGTAATGACATACTAATCCTTTATTTGAATTGTTTATTAACCCTCGCAGGCCCGACATTCGTCGCCACCTTCAATTGGTTCGTACTCCACTTCACCCTTTAGATGCATCATAAGATCTTCATAACCACCTATGTACTTGCCTTCCAGATAAATTTGAGGAACTGTCTCGACTTTTCTTCCTGTGACCTCTGCGGCAGACTTCTTTATCTCCTCAAGGTCAACGTAGTCGTATCCTATGCCGCGTAGTGACAGTTCCTCTGCGGCCATCTTACAATACGGACAATCTTTTTTGCCGTAAAGTATGGTACGGTTATCGTCTTGCAACGCAACCCGTTCCACTTTGTCTGATACCGTCTCCGCACGAGACTTTGCCTCTGTGCGTAGATAGTACAGACCTTTCAACCCCTTCCTCCAGGCCGTGAAATGCACCTTATTAACATAACGTTTCGGTGCTCCTGACGGGAAGAAAAGATTGACCGACTGACCTTGACAGATGTACGGTTGTCTGTCAGCCGCGTGTGTCACCACCCAGTTTTGATCCAGTTCTTGGGCAGTCTTAAAGACCGCCTTCTCACCTTCATTCAAGAACGGCAAGTGTTGAACTGATCCCTTTCGGGTAATGATACTAGACCACGTAGATTCGTTGTCCTGACCCTTTTCTTTGAGAAGGGTCGTGAGATACGAGTTCTTCACTAAAAACGAACCTGCGCGAGTTCTGTGCGTGTAAGCACATGCCTTCAATGGTTCGATTGATGGTGACGTGGATAAGATGACTCCCGACGACGCGTTAGGTGCTATTGCTAATAGATGGGCATTGCGCATCCCTGAACCTAAACCGTCTGAGTATTCACCCCGCTCTTTCGCAAGGAGTCTTGATTCTTCTTTTGCTTCGTGATTGATATGCTCAAACACGACTTTATTTATTTCTCGGGCTTTGTCAGATTCCCAAGCAACAAAGTGTTTCTGTAGGAGTGAGTGGAAACCCATTGCTCCAAGTCCAATGCTTCGCTCACGTGTCGCCGAATAACGGGCCCTTGAAATACTATCTGGCGCATGGTCGATGAAGTATTGGAGAACGTTATCCAACATACGAATAAGATCACGCACGATATTAGTGTCTTTCCATTCATCATAGTATTCCAAGTTTAGTGAAGACAAGCAACACACCGCAGTCCTTTCTGCAGAAGTAGGTAAGTGGATTTCATTGCACAAGTTTGATCCGTGAATGCGTAGTCCCTTTTCCTTTAATGGTGTCGGAAGGGCACGATTCGCAGTGTCAATGAAGTTTAGATAGGGTTCACCTGTACGGAAACGCACCTCAAGAATTCGTTCCCACAACTTACGTGCACTGACAGAGTCTTTTACGATTCCGTCTTTTGGATCACGCAAGTCAAAATCTGTGTTGTTAATCACCGCAGCCATAAACTCATCGGTGATGTTGATCGCATTGTGGATGTTCAGCGCCTTACGTTGTACGTCGCCTGTAGGAATGCGAATGTTTAGAAATTCTGTGATGTCTGGGTGGTGTACATCCAGATACGCCGCATAAGACCCCTTACGCGTCTTCCCTTGACGATACGCGATCATGTCTGCGTCTACTGTGTGTAGAAAAGGAATCGGGCCAGGCGCGATGTCAGAGACTGTACGCACGTCTCCCCAGTGACCGCCGACGCCGCCACCCATGACAGACAACCAACGCAACTCGCTGGAGTGTTCTATCAGACCTTCTAGTGTGTCTGGTACATAAGTAAGGAAACAGGAGATGGGTAAACCGCGAGTCTTTGTACCTTCTTTAGGCGCGTTCGAGAGAACCGGAGACGCGAACATAAACCACTTTTTACTAACGTACTCGTAGAGTCTTTGTGCCAAGTACGGGTCCATTTCATCTTGATATGTGGACCATGCCTCAGCTGCTCTTGCGTAAGCATCTTGAGGTGAATCTTCGCCTTCAATCATGTAAAAATCTTTTAGCATACCTACCGCATAATCTGTCAACAGATCGTCGCGGTCGTATTTCACATCTACTTTCATTTTTATTCCAAACTGTAGAGGTTATCTTCCCAGAGAGAAGTAACCGTTTTCAAGTATCTTCGGTGCGATAGACTCGTAATGACGAATATCTTTCAGATAGTATATATGATCTGCGGCTTTTGCCCAGAGACCATCTTTAGGTTCTTTCTCAAAAACCTTATACCATCTTTGTAACCATTCTTCGGGTGAATCGGGATCTCTGCGTACAGAGTTATGCACCCACTTTATGTACTGCTCACTCGTTACAACTGACACATCCAAATAGATGCCTTGTTCTCGGCACTGAAACTTTGCTCGGGCCCAGCGACTACCTAATGTGACATCAATGGTCTCTGACACGATGATAAGATAAGCGGTGTCTTCTCTGACTGAACAATACCGTATAGTATACGCAGTAAGTGTCGTCTTGTCAAGACCAGATATAACTTCATACGCTTTACCGTTGGTTTTTAGATTGTTCAACACCGACGACATATTACTTCGAATAATCATAAAAAGGTTCGTCTTCTTGATAGTCGTAGTTTTCTATGACCATCTGCTTGTCGGTGTCCCAAAATTTTTGACAACAATCGATGATGTAGTCCAGCTGTTCTTTCCAATCGAACAAACCTTCCCACATGAGATGATTTGAAAACGAGAGAGACGGGTCATCGGTTAAGAATCTACTATGAGAAAACTCTTCTCCGATATATCCTTTCATAGGAACATAGACAAGCCGAGACTCATCATATGACGGAAGTATCATATCGGGATCTTCGTTCGAAGATTCGAGTAAGATGATTTTAAAGTCCAAGCAGTCTATAATCTTCATGACCAAACCTTTAATTTGATGTAGAAGTATATAGTATTTTGGGGTACTTTGTAAAGGGGATATTAGACTTTTTTTGGTAGGATTCTGCGCAAAATCTCGACAGCATCTTTGCGCTTATTTTTTCGGTCGTACTTCTTACGAACAATAACGGTCGATGAGTCACTGCCTGCGCCTGGAACCTGACTGGTGTTGTTCGTGATCTCTTCATCGAACTGTTTCATGAATTCTTTAAAATTTTTCATATTAGTTATGTTCTATCGTCGAGCCTATCGTATCGTCTATGTAAGATGTGCAAAGGGTTTTACACCATTTACCATATTTATCACAATTGTGATGTAACCATGCGTCGGAATTAGTAAAAACCTTTTCCTGTTTATCAACTGACAATAAAGACTTAGCGACATTAGGCGTAATATAATAAGCAGATCCCGCGTGGGTTTTTTTAATTATACGTCCCGATGGCATAACAGCTCTTGAATGAGACATACAAACCATATCATATTTGTATACGATTGGATTTATTTTATTTAAAAGAAGAGTATCGTGTTCTATGACTATGATCGGAGTATTTTCTTCCCAACACTTCTTCCACATAAAATAATGACTGTACCACACAGCTTTCTCAGTGTCAGTGAATTCAACCTCTAAGTTTTTACTAAACTTGTACTTGAGTCCAAAGGGTAAAAAATTACAGTCTTCGTTTAAATCTTTCGGCGTTTTTGCTTCGAAGTGGTTTACATTAAACCCAAACTTCTCCCACGTTGGAACACATATATTTTTATAATGTTGAGAGATTGGATTATCGGTAATCGATATCATCCACACTTCAGGGCGCATGATCATTACTTTGCAATTTCGTTTGCAGTAAATAAGACTCGATGTCCACTACGGATATGCGTTCCTTCGAACACAGGTATACCCAAGATGTCGTGGCAAAGATTGTTTTCTTCTACGCGAATCTTGTCGTCTTTTCGTACAACTTCATGATATTGGTCGGTCATAGAGTCATTGCGCATTCTGTACATACCCTGACCAAGATTACCATCTTCCAACACATACCACTGAGAGTTTTCTAGAAGCACATCCATGATGTCGATTCCAGTTTCTTCGTGTATCTTTTGAAGTTGATTGTCGGATAGTTCGCCATGTTCTTTGATCAACGCAAGGGCTGCACCATAACGCGCAACAACAGATGAACCGCCAGGCACTTTTGCCATAAGTCTTTTGAGATTAAATACGAGACGGTGAAACGCAGTGTAGTGCGAACGATAGGCATCACGATTATCCATCGTGTCCATAGAGAAATCTTTTCTCTTATTGCCGTCCGCGTCGATGATGCCAGCTTTAAACGCGTTGGTGTCCTCGAACTTAGTCACGAGTAGTTTTAGAAAACGAATTGTATAGACGATGTCCGCCGCTGACTTTAGGATTCCCATTAGAGTGTTCTCAATTTTTCTATTACGTATTTATCCATTTCTATACCTGTAATGTCTTCAGAACGTATGGCACGTAAAAACACTAGAAAGGGTTTCAGTGTGGGCCACTGTTCAAGCGGTATCTTAAGCGCCAACATCTCAACGCCTGCTTCATGACCAAATACATTAAAGATTACGATAAGATGATTAAGGATAAGACGTTCGGCCAAATCACCGTTCTGGTGATACCGATTGATTAGTCGTTTGACATACTTAAATCGTTTTAGATCGTCAAAGAACTCTTCACCGTCAATATGCTTAGGGTTGTAGTAATGTTTTGCAGCATACACGATCAAATTATTTTTGGTTAACTTCATAATATGGGTCTACAAATCTGGGTAAACTAAACCCTTTAGGATACATGTCCATCTTATTTAGTTCTTCTATAAGAGGTTCTTGCCAACTCCAGTCCGGTTTTTCTTTGCGTGTTATACTGTAGTTGTCTAAGATATGTAGATAGGAATATTTTGGATTTTCTTTACGAACACGCATATCAATTTTTTCATTGTATGCAAGTTTTTTTAACTTATAGTACTGCACTAAATCTTCTCCAACAATAAGCATTGGATCATACCACATATGTTCTGCGGCCTTACGAGAAAAAAATACAAGGCGATTAAGAGAATTGCGCCTGTCGTTGTAATCTATGTAAAATTCTTCGAGCGTCTTTTTATTATTTGTCCACGACCACGCAGTCTCTTCGTCAATATCCGGTCTATATTTGAGAAAGAATTTAACATCTTCTTCTGACGCTTCCGGTAGGTATTTCCCTACAGGTGATCGAATATCTAATACATGGGGATGAGAAGGCATAAAGGTTTTTGGTATAAACATAAATTTTTCTGGGACCGTATTGGAGTCCACCTGTTTTCGAAACAGGTCTAATACCTTTGGATGGTATTTGCCTATACCTATTTGATAATGAAGACAGATGACATCCGGCGCATCTGTGTATGCAGCTGAACGATAGAGATTGCGTCCGTATGGTGTGATCATATCATCACCATCGATGTGTACCATATACTCGTTATCACTTTCTAAAAAAAGTTGGAGTACTGAATTTTTACCCGTTGCGGGCGTACCGTCCGATTCAGTGATATAGTGTTCAATTCCTTCAGACACACAAAAGACCGTGGCCTCATCAATGTACTCTTGATTGAGTGTATTGATGACGACGACGGTCTCGTTTGGTTTTAGAAATTCAAAGTGGCGTTTGAGTGTAGATATCGGACCACTAGTCAGAATATAAAATTTAATTATTCTTCTGGGTCTCGCACTTCAAAGATGTAAGGTGCATCTTCTACAGGTTCTACAACTGGTTTTGACTTAGCAGGTTTTTTCTTTGGACCATGCCATTCGTCAACCTGTTCTTGTGTAAAACTTTGTGACTTTAGTAGTTCGCAAGTTCTTGGATGATGCCAACCTTTTGTGCTTGGTACGGCATCTTTACACCACGATGGAGCTTTAATCATATTACTTACCCTTTACTGGATTAACGATAGACTTATCGCCGTTCGATAAGTTGTCCGCACCACTACGAGCAGGTGATTGCTTCATGTCCTTACCTGCTGCCTTGAAGACTGTATCGTGAGACTTTTCTTCTTCGTCTTCGACTTTCTTATCAGACTTCTTATGCATAC